AACGCTTTATTGCAAAATGCGTTGAAAGGTAATATTACGGCGCAGATATTTTGGCTTAAAAACCGCAGAAGCGAGAGATGGAGAGAGAAGCCTGAAGAACAAGAGTTAGAAGAAAATCAAATAAACGTAACGTTAACTATAGAAAACGTAAGCGGGGGCGAAGACGATGATTGAGTATAAGGCAATAATCCCCGAACCGTTCGAGCCGTTAGTCAATCCGAAAGTAAGGAAAATTATAGAAGAAAGCGGACGCAGCTCTGGGAAATCCACGACGAACGAAACTGTTGCGGCGGGGGTAATGATGAAAAGCCGTAAAAACAATATCTGGTATTGCCGCGCGGAAAAGGGGGACGTAAGAATATCGGTATTTAATTCGTTTTTGGCGACGCTTAACGATATGGGGATAGAAAAGTATTTCAAATATAAATTAAACCCTATGGAGATAACCTGTAAACTAACGGGAGCGGTTTGTTATTTCGGCGGCATAAACGGAAAAACGAAAGACGATTTGAACACGACGAAAGGCTTCGTGCCGCAGGGCAGAAGTTTGGCGATGTTTATACTTGACGAAGCTAACGAAGCAAAGAGTTATCAGCATATCCGCGCGGCGGAAACAACGGCAAATAAATTCTTAAACGAAGACGGTAAAATAGTTTATGCATATAACCCTCCGCCGAATTTGGGGCATTGGGCGCATTCGTATTTCGGGAAACAGATAGAGAACGGTGCGACGAAAATTTATACGACGTATAAAGATATTTACAAGCTATTAAACCCTGCGACAATCGAAGAAATACTTACTATGAAGAGGGATAACCCGCAACAGTACAAATATTGGTATTTGGGGCAGAAAATAAGCCTTGAGGGGCTTGTGTTATTTACATTTAGCAAGGAAAAGAACGCGATACAGATAGACAACTTCAAAGCGGCGGTACAAAACGGGTATCAGCCGCTTTATGTTATATATGGAGTAGACAGCGGGGTAGTTAAAGACCCGACAGCCGTATGCGCTTGGGGGATATTTCCCGACGGTACACTAATAAAATTATCGACGTTTTATCTTGACCCCAAACAAATAGGAGAGCCTGTGCCCAATACTATGCAGGTAGACGAGATAACAAAGTGGTACGGCGAGTTTTACGAAGAAATGAGGTCGTACGGCGTGATATTGCCGGGTGCGTATAACGAAGCGTGGGTGTTCGACAGCGCAGTAGTAACGCAGGATTTAATGCTCGAATTTGCCAACAGAACGGGATTTTACTGTAAAGCCGTAGAAAACAAGAGTATCGAACGTGATATAAAACGGTTGCAGAACGGATATTTCCGCGGCGTTTTCAAAATTCTCGATACACCGTCGAACGCGCCGAGCTTCCGTGAGATAAACACGTTTTGCTACGACGAAAAGAACGAGATACCCGACGGACAGGACGACCACACAATCGACGCGGATAAATATGCGACCGCGCATTATTATTACGCATATATGAATAATTTTGCATAAAGGAGAAGAACTATGGGATTTAAGACCCCGCAATATTTAAAGCGATATTTAGAGGGAGCAAAGTACAGAAAGCCGTTTGAAAGCTTTGTTAACAACTCGACATACTACGCACAGCTTAATTGGCAATGGATGGATTATATGGAAAGGATAGTCCGCCCGTGTATAAGCTACGCAACAGCTTCGGTAGACGGGCTTTACAGTTCGGCATTGTCTACGTCTACGGGCATGGCGATACTTAAAGGCGCGTCCCGTCTTATAGTCGGCGATAAAGTGTTCTTTTTGGGCGACGACGAAAGCTGCGCGTTTTTAAGCGATATATGGTCGCCGAGCGTAAACTTCAACCGTTTTCTTAACCGGGCGGTCGGGTTTATGTTATCGGGCGGCACAGCGGTAATAAAAGCCAACAGGGACGAAAACGGGAAGAATAATTTAAGCGCGTTCAGGATAGACAGGACGCTTATATCCACCGACGAGAACGGCGAAGTTACCAACGCCGTGTTTTTTATTGCTTTATTGGCGCAAATGAAAAATAGCGGTTCACAAACTACGTATTGGCTTGTAGAAGAGCGTAAATATGACGAAAACGGCGAAAAGAAAATAACGTAAAAAGTATTCACGCGCGGCGGTACGGCAAATTCTCCGACGCTGCCGAACCCGATACAAGAAGGCATGGCGTGGAAAAATTTATCGGTTGCCGCGAAACGCGAACTGACGAGGTTAAAAGTAACAAGATTAAACGAGGAATTGCCGCTCGACACGAAAGACGGCTTGGGCGTGTGGCTTATGAGCAGAACGGCAATGAATTCCTGCATACCCGACGCGCCGCTCGGCGACCCGTTGCTGTACGGTTGTCTTGACCTTTTATGGAGCATAGACGTGGTGTACAGCGGTTCATTAGTGGATGTATTGAACGGCGAAGGCAAAATCATAGTACCGAAGCAGTTTTTGCAAGATACGCTTAACAGACTGCAATCGCAGTACCCGGGCACGCAATTTAATGTAACTACGACGGAATTGCGGGGTTACGAAGACGAAAGCTTTGTTTACGTAATGCCGAGCGGTATAGACAAGGACAAGCTTACGCCGTTACCCGTACAGTTCGATATCCGCGCAGACGCATACGGGAAAATGTTAGAAATTTACGAAAGGCTTGCATGTGTACGGGCAGGGTTTTCGCCGACTTCTATATTCCCGTATTTAACGCCCGATAACAGCACGAAAACGGCAACGGAAGTAACTGCGGAAGAAAATCTTACGCGGGCAAGCGTCAAGGATATACATACGCTTATGCTTCCCGTGTTAAACAGGGCTTTGCGGGAGATATTGACGCAAGAGGGGTTTAATACAGACGTGCAAGTTCAACTTTCCGACTACATAGGCAATAAGTTACAGTACGACCAAAATATACGCGATAATTTTCTTGCGGGACTAATTCCGAAAGAAGTCGCAGTGAAGCAGATAAACAACTTAACCGACAGCGAAACTATGGAATATATGGAGAAGATAGCGGAAGAAGAACAACGGCGCAACTTAATAGATTTCGGAGAAGATTATGATAATAGCGAACAGACCGCTGAACAGCCAAGCTTTGGCGATAGAGGAAGCGGAGACGGAGATAAGGAGAACGGTAAAGAATGAATATCTTAAAACGACACCCAAGACCGCCGTAGACAAGAAAGTAAAGGATATAATAACCGCAACGCTTAAAGAAATAAAAATCCCCGCGTTGAGAGACGCGGCGCGGCGAAGCCTGATTAACTTTTACAACAGGCAGTACGCAGAAATAAGGCGTTTAAACGGGGCTGTGCTCGCCGTTTATCTTGCGTTGTATAAGTTGACGGACGAAACGGTAACGGGCGCGGAAAAGGCAAAAGCGCGGACTAAACTTACGAATTACGGCGTGGATAAAGCCAATCTGTACGGAAGCGCGATGCAGAAGTACAGCAAGGACTATATAGAGAAGAACGTACAGCCTGTTTTCGATAGGCTCGCGAAGCAGTTCCCGATTGACCCCGACAGCAAAACAAGCCGCGTTTCGCTACGTAACCGCGCGGAAATGGAAGTTCGTTATCAAGGGCATTTGGACGAAATAGCTGGGTTTAAGGCGAAAGGCGTTAAACTCGTGATAGCTTCCACACATGCGGACTGTTCGGAGCGGTGCGCACGTTGGCAAGGCAAGGTTTACAGCCTTGACGGGACGAGCGGCACGACCGACGACGGGCGTACGTATCAGCCGCTCGAAGTCGCTACCGACGTTTATTACACGACGAAAGCAGGCAAGACGTATAAAAACGGTTTGCTTGGGTTTAATTGCCGACACTTTCTTGTGGAATACAAAAGCGGTTACCGTTTCCCGAAGCCCGACGCGGCAGAAGAAAAAAGACAGTACAAGATAACCGAAACGCAGAGGAAGCTCGAACGCGCCGTAATACATTGGAAAACCGAAGCGATAGAGAGTTCCGACCGCGAACGGTATCTGTACTGCAAAAAGAAAGCGATAAAGTGGAATAACGCTTATATAAAATATTCCAAAGAAAACGGACGGGCATATTACCCGTCGCGTACTAAAATTTTATAAAAACGGCAGGGTTTAAACGCTCTGCTTTTTTTATACAACTCGGGAGGTGAAAAAATGGGTTGGTTTAACAGAAATAAAGAAAAAGGAGAAGAAAAAATGACGACACTCGAACAAGTAAGAAAGGCATACGAAGACCTTTCGGAAGACGACAAGAAAAGTTTTCATCAGTCCATAGCCGACCGCGTGCACGAAAGCATAGCGGCGCAGGAACGGGCGGACGGGAACGAAGACAGCCAAACGGCGGAAGACAGGGAGCACGAAGCTCTCGGTGCGGAACACGCGGCAGGGCACGGCGACGTTGCGGAATTGCACGAAGAAAAGCGCGAAGAAAATGAACGCGAAGCCGAGCAAGACCGCAGGGACGACCGTCAAGACGACAAACAGGCGGAAATCCGTTCGCAAGCGGAAGCTTGGCGAAAAAGCGCGGAAGAACGCTTTTCAAGGATTGAAGCCGCGCTCGAAAAACTTTCGGGCAAAAGCAAACTCGATAACGCTCGCGAAAAATACGGGCTATCTTCGTCCGGTGTGGGCGAAACAACTAAACGTTCGTTTACGGACGAAGACGTTAGAAAATTACTCGGTTAAATAAAAGGAGGTATAAAAAATGGCAGGAGTAATAGAAACACAGGGTCTCAGCGATAAAGTATTATATTCGCAAGTTATGACCAATTTGAAGGCAGCTTACGACAATTACGGAGTAGGCAACGGCAACTATCCGAATGCGCAGGATATTCTTGTAGACAGGGTGCTTGCAAACATTTGGATGAAGAACGTACTCGATGCGAAGATATTCGCCGACGGTATGGGTATCACTTCGAGGACGGGTGCAGAAGGCGCAGCGCTTGTACGCGTGCCCATTATGGCTCCGCCCAGATATTCCATGCGTACTATTTCTTTGAATGCATGCTTAAACGGCAGGTTGCAGGGTACGCCCGGCAACGACGGGTTGGAAAACAGGAATTTGCCGAACACTATACAGACGAACGGTGTAGACATTCCGCTTAATCAGGTGTACGACGACGCGACGGTTATTTATCAGCTTTCGCAAAACATGGTATCTTTGCCGCTTGCGGCGGAATACACGTCGATGATACCGGGTACGGTTGCGAATATGGAAGATACTACCGTTCTCGCAACGCACTTGAAAGGCGCATTGGCAAGAGCGGCAGAGGGCGATAACGCTAACGTTATTCCCGTCGACCTTAATAACACCACCGAGGGCTATTTGCAACAGATTATGAACAGCCTTATAGGGGCTATGACTAATCCGCAGACGTCCTGGTCGGAAGGTATCGTGCAGTACAGGCTCGAAGACAGCGTTATCGTTATGAAACAGTCGTTCTTCAACCGCTTGTTCTCGGTAAGGAACGGTGCGCTTGTATCGGCTTCCAACCTTGCGCAGGAAATGCTTCTCGGCGGCGCATTTACGTCCGACGGCAAACCCAAAGGCGGCAATATTCGCGGTCAGTACAGCGGCGTGTGGATTAAGGTTGTGCCTGATTCGTATTGGAGACAGGCAGCCGCGCTTATAGGCATTACGGCTGAAAGTTACGCACAGTACGATAAAATACAGGCGTACATAGCTAATGCTATGGGCTTTGCGTTCGCACGAGCGGAAGCAACGATAAACCCGATACCTAATCCCGGCAACGCGGTCGGCACCAAGATACAGAACTTGTTCCGTTGGGGCGCGGCAATGACAAGGGGGTCTGCCGCGGCAGTCGTAATATCCACCGAAAACAACCTCGCGGATTTCGTCAACCCCGTGGATAAAGACGGTTATATCGTTGCGCCCGACAGCTTTAACGACGTTATTAAGTCTTACGGCGTGGGTAATGTGGATTACGGTAACGCTTCGAAAATCGGGGTATATGAGAGCGACACGACCACGACCGTTACGCTTACCTTAACGGGCACCGACAGCGCGGCGGTAACCAACGCGGCGCTTACGATTACGAAAGGCGACAAGAAAACCGCTGAATACGTAAACAAAGCCGACGGTACTTATACGTTTATCCTCGGCAGGGGCGATACCGCTACGGTTAATATCACTGCGGCAGGCTATACCGACGCTACGGTAGAAATTGCCAAAGCAAACACCGCGGCGGCGACTTATGCCGTTACGCAAGCACTTACCGCTACGGCGGCGCCTGCGGCCAAAAGCGGTAAATAAAGATTTCTTAAGGGTTTGAGGTTATCAAGCCCTTTTCCCT